GAGATACCTTTTAAATATAATATACAATGTGCAAGTTCCCCACAAGTTGTCAGACAATAATATAAATCGAACGTATGAACTATAAGAGCGTTTATAAATTAAAACATATATTGTTAACAATTTATTTACAATTATGTCATAATGTGTTAACAGTACTATAGTACTATATAACCATAGAGGAAAAGAAATATAGATAGCAAGGACTATCGGAAAGAAGGAATTATGAGAGTTAATAGTTACAACAAGTTTTTCACAGAAGTAGCAAAGATTATGAATACAGAGGTAAAATCTGTAAAGCCAATTGACGGGCGATACAAGGTTGAATTAGCAAATCACGTATGCTTAAATGTGTACAGAGGTGTTAGTGGTAGTTTGTTTATACATGACCATAGAGGAGTAGCACATATTACAAGTTGTTATGACTTTGATGATTTTAAAACGATGAAAGACTTATATGAAAGACTTATAACAGACTATAGTGAATCTACCAATGCGGAAACCAATAAAACAGAAAACTGTGAATCGACAAACAATGATATTAAAGGGCATATCTATATTGATACCGATAGCCTGAAAGTTGCACCATTACCAGAACAGCAAACAAGCGAAGAATCTATAACAGATACTATTATAGCAGATGATAACAGCTCGTATAATATAGAAGTATTAAGAGCAAAACAGGTTTTAAACACCAAATACGGCAACTCTTTCCGTAAGCACTTACACGCAATCATCAATCCAGAATGGCATCACGTAAGCTTGGCAACACTAGCCAACATTGACAATGATATGTTAGATGAAAAAAGACGACACTATATGAAAGTCTATAGGATGACAGCAAATGTGATAAATAGTATCTATAAGTGTAGCAAACTTACTACTATCGACAAATTAAGAACAAGCCTTATACAAACTGTTAGAACCATGGCAAAAAATGAGAAAATCGAGTGGGCACTTGTTCAATATGTAAAGGCAAAAATAGACAATTGCTATTTGGTAAATGGACTGCAATCAAGTTTTTACTCAAAGACTTACGGGTATAATAAATCCCGTTCATATACTAAAACATTTTATATTTAATATCACAGCTGTTCTAGCGGCTACACGGGAAGAAAGAAGGAAACTATGAATTTATTTGGAATCGAAAGTAGAACTACAATTGAAACTGCACCATTTATGAAAACTAATGATCATGATGCATTTCATTACTGCCTTGACAACTATAAGTACGTTACATGTGCAGAAGTTCGAGGATATATGAATGACAATGTTTCAACCGTGCATCATTATGATGGAAGATATGGAAAAGGTGTTGTAAGAACGACGTCTTGCTTTTATCACGGCAAACGTTCTAAGAACTACATGACAATCGAGTATTGGATAAAGGAGAATTGAAATGCGAAAATTGATTGAATTGAGAAAATTAGCGATTGAATTATATAATGGCGACTGGCGGCAATCAGACAGAGAGGCAATGAAAGTAATCTTTAGATTAAGCGAAGATGAGCTTGATATTATTTGCAAAGATTTGGGTGATTATGAAGAAAGAGAGGATCAATAAAATGGATAATTTAACACAGTTAAAGAAAAATAGACTTTTGAAAGAAAGCAGTGATAAAATTTTAGAAACACCGCTTTTACATAATGACATTATGAAAATGTATGCTTATATCTACGATTGCACAGCAACAAGTGATACAGTGGCAGAGATTCAACTTATGGAAACAGTAAAAACATCACTTGATTTTCTTGTAAGAGGGGTATTAAAATGAACTATTCAATAGTTGTATGGGGCTTCGATACTGATAATGACTACTACCACGACTGTGATATTATTGTAGCTAAAAGTTTTGCAGAAGCGTTTGCTTATGCTACTAATTATGCATGGCAAGGATGGACTTTTACAAAAATAGAAATTGAGTTGTTAAAAGAAAATCAGTATATTATAGAATATCATGATAGCTGTACTAATGAAAATGATATTTTTGGATGTAAAGCTGACAATGAATTAGATGCAAAGATAAAGTTTAGACTTTCTAAAGATTTTGCAGATACTAAACGGTATAACATAATCAGTGTAAAAGGAGTAAAGAAATGATTGACTATAGTATTTACATCGAAGCAACGTGTTGCGATTCAACAGGATATATTAGAAAAGTAATTGATAAAATGCCACTTATTGATGATGAATTGATAGAAAAATTTTTGAGAAAGTGTAGAAAGTATTATACAGTGATAACATGGGAAATATTGCTATTGCCTAAACGTTAATAAAGAGAGGGCGTGCACCCTCTCTTTCTTAATTTAAAGGAATATTAAATTCTACACCATACAACTGTATCTCATCGACACTTGTATAACTAGCATACCCACTACCGCTTATATCAACCAAACGGAGATAAATTGCACCACTATCTAACTGTGTAGCATCATACGGGTTGATAGTAAGAACCGCCATGCATTGATGATAACCAGATTTGTCATGAATAATCGCATTACAATTGCAAATACTTTGCTCATTTACAAAAGAAAGATTGTGACTCATGACCTTGACAGCGGCATTTGTGAAATTCTTCGCCGGTTTAAATGCCAAATCAAGGAAGCTAGCCACATGTCTAAAGCTACAATGTGCGTTGGTATTAGTCAACACAACATTCATCTTATAATCATTCAGTGTGCAATCAGCACCATCAAGTGCAAATTCGCCAACTCGATTCCATGACGCATAGCCACCCATTGCCTTATAAATCATATCTGCAATTGAAGCCTGTCCGCTTGCGTTAGGATGAATGTTATCTGATGCCATGACACCTACCCAACGTAAAGCACTATCAGCGCCACTCAAAAACTTATACTTACCCCAGTAAGTTTCGTATAGCGTTTTAATCTCATTATATGATTTTTGTTTTGCAACTGTAGTAAATCCAATGATAGGCGTTGCAATCCATCCAATGTAAAGTGTTGCGTTTGGTAACTGTGCCATTAACTCAATCGTATCTTTAATTCCCGAATTGATAAGGGAAGCCGCAACAAATTGATCATTCCACCCGCCTGCAACAACAACATATTTAACTTGTTTCTTTTGCTTATCAGTCAGCGTAGCAATAGCTTGCGTCAGCAACTCAGAAAAGTGAGTATTTGCACCAAAACCGCTACCGCCCAAACTTTTATTAACATAAAAGCTAGCATCTGAAAAATACTTCTCATGCAAAATATCACACCACGGCTTAACCATGCCCTCAGGTGTATACCCTTCCCCGTATGAGTCACCAATTGTAATCAAGCCATAATCTGTTAACCACGTGTCGATAATATCAGACAACTCACCACTTGCCTTTAAGTTATCCATATAATCGTCAATAGCCTTGATATAGTCCAAATTATCAATATAGTTTTGCACATCCTGTTGCCACTTATTCCACTGTTTATAGTAATCGTCCCACTTTGTATTTAAATCTTTAGTCGTTTCAAGAATCCAATCAAGATTTAAATTGTGAAAGTCGGTATAAGGAAAATTAGAAAATGCCATTGTCTACCCCCTACTTGAATTGATCCGATGGAATCACGTTATACTCTTTACCATCATTGCCCGTAACAAGAATAGGTTCAAAAGCTTTGTCAAAATAATGAGCGTCTGGAATTTGCCCAAATTTTGTAATTAAAAAACTAAGGCGTTGCTCTTTTGTATTATCAAAAAACGGTGCAATTGTGTTAGGATTACGCGAATTTACAGGTGGAAAATAAAGTTTTTCAGTGGTTAGGGGGATTGGTACACCAAGATAAAGACCATAAATACCAGTATTATTGATTATATACATTTCTTCGATTGAATAACCATCAATTAAAGTGATGACGCCGCCGATTTCGTCGCCAACATCCCATTTAATATCAACCGCATTGCCATGATAAGTAATTGTCATTTTAGCGTACCCCCCTTTTCCCAACCAAATCCATCAATCACACCGATTGAAATAGTCTCAAGCTCTTTTCCGCAATGCATAAAAAAACCATGCCCTATGTCAAGCCCTATATGTCTACCACTACCGCCAAAAGTTGTATACAGTAAATCACCATCTTTAGTCTTGTCAGGAGTCGTTATATTAGTGCAACTGTTTATATAGGCAGTCGAATACATAAATTTCCCAGTAACAAGATTGATAAATCCGCTACAATCAATTACTGTTTTTCCTAAACAAAAAGACTTAATCTGTGCTTTCTGCGCGGCGTTATACTTTTTAAAATAATTTGGCTCTGCACTCCATAAAGCTTCAAAAACCTCAGGAGTACATTTTTGCCCCTTCGCCCCGTAAAGGTAAGCGTATTTGTCACGGTTTTTGTAAAGCTCTCTAGCCTTAGCAATATATGCAACGTTCTTATCTGGAATATCATAAATCATAGTTAATTCTCCTTATCTTTTACTATTGTTAGCAGTTCTGTAATTACCTTTGTGTTGTTGTTCAATGCGTCAACCCACTTTGCACTCTCCTGGTCATGTTTCTCGTACCAGGTTTTTCGCTCCTCTCGCTGTCTTATATCAAGGGCATTCACATACCACATTACCGCGCCAAGGCATACGCAAGGCACACCAACCATCTGCGCAATTTGCGCAATTGCGTTCATAATTTCCATATCACCACACTCCTATCAAAAGTCTATTTGCATACAGCTCACAAACTTTATCGAGGTAATTGTAAGCTGTAGTTAGATCAATTTCCGCTTGCATCATTTGTTGCGAAGTAGTAACGCCAATGTTTCCATGAATTCTTCCATCATGAGTTCCGTTTGTTGTTGACTCATCCAAACCATTGGTAACACTTCCGTGTGAGGTATCAGCTCCAAAAGTCTGGGAATCACTTCCGCTATCAGTTGTGTTATCTGTGTTAGCTACCTCAGGAGTTGAAGAATTGAAAGCCGCCACCTTATGAGTACTGTCTGCCACTTTACCAAAAGTTGTTGTTACGCTTCCTTTATTAAACGTTTCTTCTGTATCAACTTTCCCCTTCTGAAAAGTGCCATTTCCGCTGTCAGTCCAACTTTCCATTCTATCATAATTTTCGATTGGATTGTACTCGAGCTGTGTTACTTCCCATAAGTGGTCAATAGTCCATTGCAAAGAACGTGCTACACTTGTAACATGTCTCCTTAAATACGAGGGATCCTGATAAATAGGTGTTAAATCTCCATATGATAGCAAAAAGTGTTCAATAAGTTGATCTTTTGAAACACCTTTAACATATATATCTGTAAAAATAGAACTATCATATTCATACAGAGTCGCTATTGGAATAATCGTTCTCACGCTGTTCACCCCCTCTATTGTTAGGATACCGCAAACGTGCGCGAATGTCAAGGTTATAATGACTGTTTACTTTTTCCAAACATTCATTGATAGTTTCCACCCACAACTCACATTTTGACATAATCGCATTTTTACTTTCCTCAACTTCATCTGTTATCATGCGCTCTTTCTTTTCAGGTGCACTATAAATACCAATCTCCATATCAAACGCGTGTTTGAGATTTTCAACGCTTTCCAACGCCGCCTTAACTACATTATAACATTTTTCGATATCATTGTTAAAGAACTCATACAGCGGTTTACCGGTTTCCTTATCATAAAGACCTTGATTAATTACAACTGCTAACTGCCCTGACATGATATTATCAAAAGCAACTTTAAAAGTTTCCGCTGTGCTTTTGTTTTTGGCTGTAAAAATAAAGCCAAATTTTGCAAGTGCAGACGCAACATCATGATTAGATAACGTCATTGCTACACGCTGTGCATATGAATTTATTAAGTCGCCAATGCCGCACCAATCAGGTGCTAATTTTACAATCTCACAATCTTCACCAATAACTAAATCTCCATTAAAACTCGCGTCAAAAGCCGGGTTGGCAACTACATAGTTAGTCGGTTGATATTGTACATCAAAACCATAAGGCGAGCCGTGCTGAGGAATAATCCCGAACTTTGCAGTATTCATAACGCAAAAGTTACCTTTTAAAAACAAAAGAGGATAGATATAATTTTTTGACCAATTTTTAGGCATACCGTCAAAAATGATAAGACTCTCAGCCCTCTGTAAAAAATATCTAAAGTATGTTGCATAGTCCCATGTATTGTTAATGTGAATCATGTTTGGATTTTGCCTGGACTCATACTCGTTAATAATCGGACTTGATACCCCTTCCCCCACATAGTAGCCACTATATACAAAAGGTTTCATTCTATAAACATACCCCCATTCAAAAAATCATTGATAACTGCTTTTCCGGTCTCAGTTGCAGAGCAACTAACATCTGCACTTTCACACTGCAAAAAACCAGATAAGTTAGATAAGCTTATCTTTTTACAAACGGGATAACCAAAATGCTCATAATCACGGTTGGGCTGATTTGCAAAAATAGCACGTAAAGCAATAATGTTACTTCCTACCATTGTGCCGCCGCTACCACCACTTGTTTCAACTGTTGGGGCGATTCCAGAAATTCCAGACTCAATGGCAGAAACACCACCTAAAATATTATGCGTTGCAAACGAAAAAGCGGCATTGATTGCACTTGATACAGTACCTATTACATTTGTAGAACGTGACGAATAACTAACAGGAGCGCCACAATTTCCAGTAGCAGTAAAAAGTAGTATTGAACCTGCCTTGACTGTAACAAAAATAGCACCATTTATGTCGACAGAATATTTTATTGTTAGAGAATCAATATCAGCAAGTTCTTTAGAGGATAAGCGCATAGTTCCAATAAAAGGCAATGTTAGAATATATTGCGTAAACGGTTCATATAACATATATTTGTGAGTATCACTTTCGCTGTGATGTGGTACTGCTAAAGAAATGCTATGTGTAAATACTTCTCCTGTTCCAACGTCTCTGCCGCTGTAACTTGTGGAAACATATCCTAGTACAATTTGTGTTGGTGTTCCGTCTGAAACGTCAAACGGTATCCATATTGCGCTTTGCAGATAATCTTGTGGACGCACAATTTCTTTTTGTACATCGGATGGAGTTTCAAGAATTGTGTTTAAACCATTTAAATAATCAGTTGAATATAAATATTTTGTTACAGCTTTAAACGTTGCTGGGTGCAACGACAAAAAAGAATTTTCGCCATTACCGATAATGCAACATAAAATCGAACCCGTTTGGGAAGTCGGTAAAGTTGCAGTTGACTGTGAAATTGTTGGTTGAGCTGTAGTGGGAAACATTGTATCAATCAAGTATCTGTTAAAGTTTGTAACATTTGATGAACGTGTTACATACATAGAATTGTTTAGAATTTCATCTTTGTAACTTGCCAAATAATCACAAGTGCATGAAATTTCATAAGTAGATTCTACATATGTAACATCATTAACAAAATAGTATCTTCCAAACGTTTCACAGTATGCAACATTCCAATCAAACGGAGATACAGACTGTAAAATAAAAGTAGGTTTTTCTACACTTGTTCCACTTTTAAGCACACACGTTACAGTTTCTGACAGAGTTGGAATTTTTGTGCTATTTATTCGTTTATCTGATTTTCCAAATTTAACTTCAAATGCCATGTGTACCCCCCTTCAAGAAAAGGGGCTTGAAAGCCCCTTTGTTTAATCAAGTAAAATCAAAATTGCGTTTTCTGTGAAATCAACCGGAGTCTTGAAAGTGTAATGATTCCAACCGTTTCTATAACCGTAACGGGCATTGAACGGCTCTGTCGCGCTCCATTGATCAATAGGTACGATTCCCATTGTATCAATATCCATCATGATTCCTAGAACGTTGTCAACCGTTTGATCTGCAAGTGTAAACTTTGTTACACCATCTGGTTTTACACCCTCAGCACTTCCCTTGATTTGCATTGGATTAGACGGGTCTGTCCAGAAAGTGACTTTCTCATAATCGCCAAGCTCTGCCTTTTCTGGGTGGAAAAATTCTGAACCATTCGCCTCAAAATAATTTCCAAATTTTGAAACCAGATAAAAACGAAGGTCTGATGCATCTGTGTGACGGTTTACAATTTTACCAGTGAAATCACCATGAAAACGAGTGCCACGAATAGCCAAGTTTTCTTTAAGCGTTTTCATCTCAGCGGATAACCAAATCATAAACGGTCTAAAATCAGCCGGATTCATGATGGTTTTTGCCGTCATTGCAAGCCCTGTCTCAGTATTGTACTTTGTTAGCGCATGGAAAACCTGCTCTTTCTTACACATATTTCCAGTTGTTGGTTTTGCTTTACCAGCATCAGCAAGAATGATCGCAAGGTTTGCAAGCTGTGCACGAGAGCGATTCTCTAAGTCAATCTCATAAATGTTTGAAAATTCAGTCATTAACATAGAGAAGTATGCCGCCACGCCTTCCTCAGAATTAAACGCCGCATTGATCTGGTTTTTATAAATTGTGTATTTTCTTGCAAAAGTTTGACCACCGCTTGCAATTGTAAGTAGCACGTCATACTTAACAGGCTTTGTTCCTGCCTTCCAATCCTGACTTGCTTCTGGTTTAGCTAGCTCAACATTGATATTCCATTCGTCATTGGCAATTTCAGAATCATTTACAATAGGGGTAAACTTTCTAATATAGTTGCCGTATCGTTGTTCATCCCAAACCATACCAGAAAGCTTTCTTGAGTATGGGCGAATGGAATAAATAGATTTTGCGAGCACAGTTGGAATAATTTGATAAAGATTGTCATCTTCTCTTTCAAATCCCATTTTAAATGTGTTTTGCATCTGCCCAAAAGCCAAATTTTGCGCTGAAGTTCTACCCGTATATTGTTTATACATTTCAGTAAGTAGCGGTGCAATTTGTGTATATGTTAAATTTGCCATTGTTTACCCCCTTTAGAAAAATTTACTAATATCTGGCTTTTCGTTTGAGCCACCAAAATTAGTTTTGCCGTTTGCAAGCTGTTGCGCTTTTACAAGTGCAGTTGCAAACTTTTCATAGTCAAAACTATCCTTCTTTGTGTCGTCGGACTTTGTATCATTCTTTACCGCCGTATCAGTCTTTACTGTGTTATCAGTTTCAAAAGATGTAATTTCATCTTTACTGTAACCAGCATTTACAAGCTTTAAAATTTCATCAATTTTCATATTTTAACCTTCTTTCTTTATTTTTTGACAGCTGTAAACAGAATCGAACTGTTATCTTGTGATTCAAGGTCACACGCACTAACCATTTGCACTATACAGCAATAAATAGGCGGTCTGTCTGTCGTCCCCGACTCGCACACACTGGCTAGTGTTTGGATAGTGCAACCGCCTATTTATTATATATCATTTATATAATTGTTTGTCAATTACAACTTTATAAAATATCATACCATGATACACAATCAAAAGAGGCTAAAAAATCGCACTGTGTTTCGTAGTCTGAAAATGTTATATCACCACTTATAAACATTGGCTTTAGATATTTTTTACTACTTGTTTGCCACCTCTCTAGTGATGATGGTGAAGCATCAAAAACATCATCACAATGAGAGCGCATAGGTTTAGTCACGTAAAATTTAAAATCTGACTTATGCAACCAAACTGAAAACAGAGGTGTTTTCATGTCGTGCGTATACTCTTTTAAGTTTTGGTGCCGTATTCTATCATCTTCCAAATCCATAAATTCATTATCAAGCTCCATTTTAGCTCTGCCTTTAGGCAGATTTCTATAGAAAGCGTTTTGTCTCTTTTTTTCTGATACAGGAGAGTTAAAAGGAAGTATAAGTGTTGTCTCACACCTATCTACTTGTGTAATCTCTGTTCTTTCTTTTACTGCCTTGTAGCAATCTGGAATAAGCCTATAACCGATTAAAATGTTAGACATAATCGCGTTAGAATTACCAAAAAACCAAGTTCTAATTTTTTCCGTTTCTGACTCAGGGCGGTTTCTGAAAAGCACTTCCATGATATTTTTGTAGGCTTGAAACTCATTTTTAATTGGTCTGTCCCCCTTTTGAGGAATAAATTCGTCAAAAATCACATCGTAAAACCTTGTAAAATCTATACCAGTTTTGTTTTGAAAAGTAGACAATGAAACACCAACTATAAAAGGATTATCGTTTTGCAAGTCCTCATCTGTCAGATATGCCTTGCCATAACCTTTTTTGTCATTATATTTTAAACGAATATCTTTTCCGAACCAGTCGGGCTTCACAAAATCGCCAATTGTAGAAAAGCTGTTCTCAAGTGCAACGTTTGTTCTACGCACGTATAAAATAGGTGAGTTTCTATCATTCCAGACATCACATATTAAGTGAGACTTTCCAATACCTCTGCCGCCTATTATATCAATGTAACGTTGTCCAACGTCACAAATATATTTATAATTCAAATAGCCATTTTCTTTATATAAGTTCATATTATCACCCCCAATAATTTAAAAGGGTGAGCTTGTGAGACTCACCCTTGAACAACTTGTATTTCTTCCCTCTGCCACCCAACCATTATTTATACAAGTTCAAAATTCATGTAGGTACGACCTGCTTTACTCTGTGAACGTGTAAGCTTGAACTGTAGATTGTAGCTTTCCATAAAATCAAACGCACTCTCCGCAGTCTTGATCACAGTTGGGCTTGATGTAGCAAGTGTTACTACTTCGCCTGTTTCTGTGTTTGCATGATAAAAAACTGCTACTTCCTTTCCGTCATCGGTTGTATATCTTACATAATCTGCAACGTTAATAATAGAATCATCTGGCAGATTCTTCATAAGCAGATGATTGTCATTTGCAAGCTTAAAAAGTTCTTTCTTCTCCAAATCTCTTGACTGTCTTTCAATTTTCATTTTCGTTATCCTCTCTTTTCTTTATTTGTGTAAGTTTTCCTCACAAGTATATAATAGCGTATTTAATAAAGTTTTGCAAATAAAACATTATTTATTCTGCTATTTCATCAATTATTGTGTAATTCTTTATTTGGTCATCTGATAAACCTATTTCATAATCACGTGCTATCATGCAACTATAGCCCGTATATTCAGTTATTGCCTCTTTGCCTTGATAATCAACAACTTTTGTTTTTGTGATGGTATCATTATCATTATACCAGATTTGGAAACCGCCACTGTTCTTTATTTTGAAGCCCTCTCTAAAGTTATCAAGGTTTTTGATTACTTCAACACCTCTTGACTTTTTGACTCCAGATATTGTACAGCCAAAGTATGTTTTATCTTTTGTCTCTTTATACGCATTAAAACAATACTTCTTCGCCCCTAAAGTTTTAAAATCTTTGTATTCTGGTTCATACTTATTTTCAGACTTTATATCGCTTTCACAGTCAAAATATCCGATATAATATTTTTTACCGTCAATGTCAACAAAAGTATTAGTTTTTTCGCATAGCTCATATATCCAATTATTTAATTCTGTCAATTTGTCAAAATTAAAGTTAGTTGCTTTACAACTATCTGTGTCACAATAAATATATGAACTTTCCGCACATGCTAAAATCCTACGCAAATGCTTTCTTGCGTGTGCTGTTGTATATACCCCCCACACATACGGCAATACGCTTTTCTCGCTTTGCTCTGTTATTGATTTTTCATCTGGAATTTTAAAGCCGCTTGCATCAACTTTTTCTTTATATGCAATGTCATTTTCATACCTTGAATATGAAAATTCTTGCCACTCGTTTTCAAGATATATCATAACAGGATGAACAGGATCGGTTGCCGCCATGCCATAAATACCGTTTAATTTATTTTTGGCTTTCATCAAATCGTACTCCGCTTCCTCTCTTTCTTTACTATTCGGGGCGGTATGTTTCACGGCTATTTTAAGTTTTGTTTTTGCCGTAAAGTACTCCATTATTACACTTCGCACATCATCTGGGATGTATCCATAGCGTGCGGTATAGAGTGTATCTTCTATGATTTCAATACTGTCAAAATCATAGCATTCTTCAATTATAGAGAAATCTATATCCGTAACAGTTGTTTCTAGCTCTGTTGCTTTCCACACTCTGCCATTGTCGGGGTCAACCCCTTGCAAGTTACGGCAGTTACTTATTGATAAGTACGGATTGTATTGATCTTCTTTAAGCCTTACATTTGTAAGCTTTATTTGAGCTATCCATGCAAGATTTTTACTTTTTATATACTTTAAACATTTCGATGTTACGGGCATTTTTTCAAATGCCGTCACTGGAAATTGCATCAAAAGAAGCATAGCCGGATACATGCTAGAAGCATCGAAACTATAAACGTCATGATAGATTTTAGCACATTTTATCATGTTAGCATGAGTATCGCCCCCACGAAAAGCCTCTTTTAAAAGTTTGTATGTTTTGTCTGTTAAAGCTAACTTTTTCTTTAACAGCCTGGTGGTAGTGCCTTTTCGTATAGCTCTTTTCATATCACGTCTCACATAAGATGTACTTGTTAGAGGCACTGTTGCAATTCTATCACCATCTTTTGTAAGCATGTATGTTATTGCTTCCCAAAGTCCTAAAGTATCATTGATGATATATCCCCACTCTATAGGATTGATATAGCTCTCATTATGCCTTATAAGTGAGTAGTCCAGATCGCCTTTTGCTTTTATGTGTTGGCATCCAGCCATTTTTTTCGTGAAGTTATCGAGCGACATGTTTGTGAGCTTATAACTACACCGAAGTTCAATACCGCGTTTCTTTAATCGCCATACAAGAGGCTTTCGTTTACCAGTGGCAAACACTTCACTATAGTCGTTTAAATATCCAATCATGAAAGAAAATTCAAAAGGAAGATTGTGAACGTAAATCACAAAATAACGTGACTCATTAGTTTTATAGTACGCTTGTATTTTATCAAGTAATTTTATAAAATCTTTCCAATATCTTCCTTGCACTTCTTCCCCGTCAATGCAAGCCGACCAAATATACATAAAAGCATCAATAGGCTTTGTCACTTCTTCGCCCTGGTCATCTTTCTCAATTCGAGTCCGTGAAGTTGTTTCAATGTCAAAAGTTCCAAATTGATCAATATAATATGGACTATCTTTCTTTTTGCCTAAAGGCTTATGCAGAGAAAAGCCATGTGACGGCACATAGTCCGTCACTGACTTCACTTCTATATCATCATATTGATTTGATCTATTTAAACATTGAACTATCATAATTATAACTCCTGTTTTATAGCTTTTGGTTTTGGCTTCGCTCTATTACTCTTGTATAGTTTGTTTGCCGCTTTAAATTCTCGTGCTTTATCTTTCCATGATAGCGAACTATTTTGTATAATTGCAACTCTAAACTCTGCCTGGTCTTTTAAGTTCGGATATAATTCCTCCGCTGTTTTAAAAAGTTCTTGCAAGCCCTCTCTGTTATTTGTATTTATTGACTCTGTTAACAGTGTAACAATTTGATCACTTGAAAGCTTTGCATATTTTTTATCTGCTAAATAATGCAAGGTATTGAAAAGCTTATCACGAACGCTTTTGCTAAGTTTAGATATATCAACGCCGTAACGTTCATAGAATGTTTCTACACGTTTGTTTTCTACTTCTATACTGCCTTTTGCAGTTGAAGATTTTGCTTCAAGATAGTGCAAAAGCTTGTTTTCAAGTGCTCTAAGTTCACGGATTGAAAAATCTTTATAAACAGCTTTACCAGTTGACACATAAGAAGCGTTATACGCAACGTGTTTATTAAAGTAGTCAACCGCGTCTTGATATCTGAAAAGTGCTGTTCTATCTTCTGCGATTCTGCCTTTTGATATTGCAGTTGTTAAAGTTTTGGCACGCTTGTTTGCAACGTTGGCAAGTTTGCCAACACGAGCGATATATTCTGTCTTACTTGAAGTGGACTCGATAGAATCATAGTGCCAACGTGTAAAATATTTTGCCTGAATTTCTGTTTGTTTCATAGTTCAATACCTCTTTTCTTTAATTCTTCTTTTACAATTTCATATTTATAGTTATGTGGTGTAATTTCTCTAAAAATATTACCAATTTCATTTTTAGTGTAACCGTGGTGCCTCAAAACTAACATAATGTACTGTACAGCCCCCTTTCCTTCTTCATATGAACACTTCATTGCATCCGATGGAATTTTATACCATGTTGTTGTTTTAATATCTGCTACCGCTTGCTGTAAAAGAGCGTCCTGTAACATTTCATAAGGTGTTAACTTACTATTCATAACTCCGTCTTTAGGTCTTTTCATTTCTTATATCTCCTTGAGTTTTTCTTTTATTGTATCATGGCGTTGTTAACAAATAAAGTATAAATTATGAACAGAGTGTTAATAAATTATTGTTATATGTGGTGTAGAACAAATGTATCAATAGCGAGTGGACACACGAGCCATTCG